CAAGAGGGTACTTGGGTCAGCAACAAAGAATTTGATAGTGAGTAGTAGGGCGGTCATCTGTGAAAAATGTAACAAAGAGATTGAAGTTAGATGGGGAATTTTTGCCAATCAAACCCTTTCAAGACACTATGGCTTGGAGCATAAATGAAAAAAAATAACAACGATAAAAATAAGATTAAGATAAAAAGATCTAGGAAAAATAAAAAACGATTGTTAAATAAGAAAAAAGAGTCTAATCTTTTAGGCCAGTATGAAATGCTTCGACAGTCATTGTTGTCTAACTCTATTCAAAGAATAACTGATGTAAAAAATGATGAGGCTAAATAGTGACTTCAGAACTACACAAAAAAATAACAAATATTCTTTTTGAAGAAATAGGCAAGATAAAAGTTCATATTATAGATCCAAACAGTTCTATCTTAGAAATTGAGTATGAACTTATAGCAGATAGAATTATCAATGAAATTGAGGACTTAAATGGATAAGCATTACTTTGAGTCACCAGAGTATTCTTCAGATGATTTAACTAGAGATGATTATGCAAAACAGTTTATTCCTGGACAAGATAGTTTTACCAAGATCCATGGCTCTGGTACAGATACAATTAAAATAGTTAAAAACTTTATGCCTGAAAAAGACATTGAATTAATCATGACTAAAATTAATTTTATGTATGATAGGGGTGAGCATAAAAATTTTAATCCAGCCATTGTGGATTCTAAAGTTTTAGAATACATAAAAAAAATCAAAGAAAAGTCCGAAAGTCTTTTTAATATAGAGTTAGACTATGATGAATATGCAAGTCCATCGACAAACTTTGATTCTTATCTTGCTGGAAGAACAAAAAACTTTGTTACTGCAGTTCATTCTGACAACTTGGATATTGATAAAGAAAAATATCAAAAATATAACTGGAGCGGTCATATATCAAATTTAATTTATTTAAATGATGATTATAATGGCGGAGAGTTGTTTTTCCCACATCATAATTTAAAAATTAAACCAGAGGCAGGGATGTTAATATCTTTTCCTGGGCACTGGTGGAATAGACATGGCATTCTTCCTGCCAGCGATACAAGATTTGCCATGTCTGTATTTTTTAAAATAAAAAATTTTGAATAGTGTATAATAATATAAAAGGAGACAATGTGAACTTAAAAAAAGCAAGTCAAAGCGTAGTAGCGTTATTTTTACTAATTGCTATTTTTGCTGGTATTTCAGCAGTTTATCTATTGGCTAAATAATGTCAAGAAGATCATCTGGCAGTTATAAAAGGCACGATGGATTTAATTCAGTTCAAATTAAAAATGGAATGATTGTTCGAATTGGCAAAGATGGAAAAATAAGGCAAGTTCTAGGAAAATATGGAGAGTATAAAGGTAAAGATAAATAATATTTTATTTTTTTAGTTTAACTTATTTTTTTTAATATAAATATCAGAAGTTAAACTATCATTAAGTGCAAATGCATGCACATACCAATCTGTATTACGAATAAATTCATTGACAGCCATTACTACTTCAGTTCTTTCTTTACTCGTTGCTTCGGTATTATTTTCATAAATGCTGTAGTCATTTATTCCTATAATTCCTCCATCTTCTATAATTTCTGCTGACCCTTCTAGATAGTTTCTAACGGACAAATAATCATTACACGCATCTAGATAAATAAAATTAAATTTGTGCCGATTTCTTATTATAAATGTTTCAAAGTATTGTCTATATATCCTTACAGAAGCAATTCCTTTAAACCTAGAGCGAACAAAATTGTAATGTTCCCCCACTAATTCCCACCTTGCCCCGCCATATTCACTGGCATTATAGTCTATGGTTTGAAATGGATCAACTAGTGCAGCAATTCTTGGATTGACCTCTTTAATTACTGCTTCCGAAAAATCTCCAGCCAGCACACCAACCTCTAAATATTTTATATTTTTTTCTAGTGTTTTTAAAAATTCATACCTTGTAGAGTATAATTTGGCCCCATTTATTTTTTCTTGCGGTATCACGTCTGGAGCGCCCTGGGTTGGGGGGAGAACGAATACCATTTTTAAATTATATCATAGTGTATAATAGAAAGATGACAAATCAAACTGGTTCTAGTTATGTTCCTGAAAAAAAAATAGATAACATAAGCAAAATTATTGGCACTGGGCCAGACACTATCAAGGTCATACGTAATTTTATGCCAGAGGAAGATGTTAAAGAGTTTGTAAAGTTTGGAGATAGCGTTCTCCATACCAAAAAAGAAAAAACACATCACTGGGTGGTTGACTCAATACATATTAAAGGAAAGCCAATATCAACACTTTTTAATAAATATAATACATTGTTAAGGTCGAAAGCAGAAGAGTTGTACGGTTTAAAACTAAACAAAGATAGAGGTCTTGATTTTTTTATTCATCCAGTCGGATCATATCTTGAGCCACACACAGACATTATTGATTATGTTCAAGAAGAAATTTATGATGTTGGGAATCTTTTAATTGAACAAGAAAAACATTGGCCATTTTTATGGAGTGGTCACGTTTCAATTCTTGTATATCTAAATGATACTTACGAAGGTGGAGTATTGTATTTCCCTGATCAAAATGTTGAAATTGTACCTGAGCCAGGAATGATGGTTTTATTTCCAGGAAACCTGCACTTTTTGCATGGAGTTACAGAAACAAAAGGAACGGCTAGATATACAATATCTTTGTGGACACGTTTTACTGATTTTAAAAATGAACTTTTAGACTAATTAAGTTTTTTCTTACATTTCCCATTTTTTAATTTAATACATTTCTTTTTTATTGCAACTTTCTTTTTTACTGTTGTTTTATTTTTTATAATTATAGGGTTATCTTTAACAACAGGGATTGAATTGGTTTCTTGCACAACAACTGCTGGAGCAACTATTGCCATGGCCTTATCTATAACACTATTAAATTTATATACGGGATCAAACTGTAAAATTTTTGTGCCACCGCCAGCCCATCGTCCACAGTTTGGCTGATTAAATCCGTGGCTTGTAGCACCTAAATAAACTTCTTGATTATTGTGCATAATGGTGTTTGGACCCCCAGAATCTCCACTACACACGCTGCCAGGCAAAGGATTTCCTATGTTAACTTCGTTAGAAATATCAAGTATTGATCCGTAGAGATAGTGTGCATCTCTAATGGTCTCCCTTGCAGTGCCCGAAGAATCTTGTTCTCCATATCCAGCAATTTTAACCTGAACCTTATCGTTTTGTATTTTATTTTTTATTTCTTCATTAAGCAATACGATTTTATTATTAACTAAAATTGGTTTTGATAAAATCAATACGCTAAAATCATTTTGATATGGATCAGACTTATTATAATTATCAGGTAGTAAAAAACTTTCTACGCTAACCTTTGTTGCATTTAACCCAGTGCTCTGATTAGGCAATCCAACGTGTGTTACTGGGTATGGGGCAGACAAACAATGTGCAGCAGTAAATACAATTCTTGGCTCATATAAATATCCACTACATCCAGGATATTCTTGCCCAAAATAAAGGACAACAACCCTACTAGGATCTTTTTCCTTTTCACCATTTTCAATAGCAAAAGATGGATTTATTCCAAGGGACAGAAGTACGCTGAGTAATAAAATCTTTTTTATCATATTATAAGTATATCCAATTGAATGCGTTTTGTCAATAAAAAAGGCCACACATTTCTGCATGGCCAATTTTATATTATTGATTACTTCTTTTTCTTTGCTGCAGCCTTCTTTACAGGTGCCTTAGCAGCCTTTAGAGCGGTATCTACGGCATCAACTGTTGGCAAGATGCCAAAAGCCTTATCTCCTGGATTAATTGCTCTCAATGCAACGGGTGCTATAGCAGCAACTAATGCAGCCCAAAGATCTTTTGGATCTGTTACTCCAGACATGTATAGTGCAAGTCCAGCACCAAGTACTGAACGACCATAGGATGCTCCCATAGCCTTTAATTGTTTAGTGTCAATGTTTGACATGTTTCTCCTTTTCGACAATTGTCTTTCACCCCTTTCAGGGTATATTAATTATAGCACCTTGAACTGGGTTGTGCAAGGCATGAATAATAGGCTTAATAGATAAATGGCTTTGGGTTTTTAAGTTGTTTTTTTAATTTTCTAATTTGATTTTTTACTATAATTAATTTTATCAACCTTTTAATCATTATTTTTGTAAACCCTCCCATAAAGAATAAAAACTATCTGCCCAAAAATTATGAATAATTATGCCATTATGTCCATCTCTTTTTCTTAGATCATATTTAGTTTTTTCATTAGTTTCGTACCATTTATTTATATATGTTCCACAATTATTCTTGATATCCATATTTAAAAAATTTTCAAACATATTTAAATTATCAAGATTATCAGAGTCTAGTTCGTCCCATGTTGAAAAAATTAACTTAACATTATTGTCTTTGCATATTTTATTAAATAATTTCCACCCTAAAAGAAATTTTAAAAAGTCTTCATTATATTCTTTTTCATCTGATATAAATTTTTTGGTTTCTTTATTTTTTTCTCTACTAAGATAGTATCCCTTTGGGTACAACTGTTCATGTTTCCAGAATGAACCTCCATCATCCCCTCTATAAAATTTATGCATTCTTTGATGATTTGGTAATAAAATAAAATATACATTTGGATAGCCATATGTCTCAAAATAAATTAAAGCATTGGTAATAATTTTTGACCAGCCCCAACCAGATCTTGAAAGATTAAAAAATCCAGAACACTTCATATCTTTTGAAATTTTATTATATAGAATGTTAGTCCAAGCGTTTTCTATATTATCGCCAACACCCTCGCTTTCTGAGCATCCGCTAAACAGGATATGGAGTCCATCATGATTAGTTGTGAAATTGTCTGATCTAAAAAACATATCATTATTCTTGTACTCTACACTTTTATCTGTATCTTTTATTTCTTTTTCAGATGAGGCTCTATATAATATTTTATTTTCTTTTACGCCTAAGAATTGAGATAAATCAAATTTATTTTTAGTCAAATCAGTAAAAGATGACTCCTCGTTAATTAAATCAAACAATATATTTACCCCTTTCTCTTAATATAAATATCATAAAACCCTAAAGAGTGTAGTGCGAGCCCATCAACATGCCAATTTTTATTATTCCACAAAAACTCGTTTACAACATTGAATGTAGAATATGGAACATCTCCAATAATGCCATCATAGATTGTGTAGTCGTTTAGCCCTATAATAGAGCCAACTTTTGTTTTTTCTGCTGCAGTATGCAAAAGTGGTCTAATTGATAACCTATCATTTAGTGTGTCTAGGTATATATAATCATATATTTCTGTTAACTTTGGAAGAATTAGCCTTACATCTCCTTGGAACAATTTAACACTTTTATATTGTTTAAATTTATTTTCAATAAAAGGTACTTGATCTTTCTCTGTATATAATAATTCATGTTTTGTTGGTTCGCATAAGCATTCTCCAAATTCTCTCCAAGACCAACATTTTAAGTCCCCTCGAAAATAGTCAAACAAATGTATGAGTTCTGGTTCGGTTT